AACTCCGTATTGGCTAAAACCGGCTCGGTATTTATGCCAGGGCGATGTGATCCGCGTGTAAGGCGTCGATGCTCACCACCACCCAGGCAGATATATCCGTAAGCATCCCCGACATGGCTTGAGTTATTTTTATATGGCTTGTCGCGGAAACGTTCCTGGCCACCGGAGATCGCCTCGCGCTTAAAGTAATATCCGCCGGTCAGAGCTTTGCGGAGTTGGTGGCAATCCTTGTGAACCTGTAAACCTGGCCTACCATTGATCAGCCTGGTCATCGGCGCGGCTCCAGCCTCACGACGCACCTGGAAGTCATTCGTCGCAGTTGGTTTGGCGTTAAGGCCCAGGGTTCGCAGATGGTCAAATGCCGTCACCTCGAAGATCTCATCGCGCTTTGACCCGGCAGGATCCCCCCAGATTAGCGGCTCTAACTTGTCGAACCTGGTATTGAGCTCATAAAGCAACATCTGCCCAAAGCGCTCGAGGCCCATGTCCTCAGTCACAAGCTCGTAGAACATTCGCCATTCGCCTGATGGGTGACGCTGACCAAACACGGCAGCAGGGGTCAGGCCGAAATCAAGGCCGACGTGGATAGGCAGCGAATAATCGATCTCGAGCGTCTCGGCGGACATGGTGCTATCGGTGTATTCCGACCAGACGGCGCGACCTTCCTGGACAAACGTGTATAGCCCCGCGGCATAGGCATTGATCCAATCCAGATTCTTGCCCTGGAGTTGCTGCTGATAGTAGCCAGGCGGCAGATTATTCGTATTCTCGGCCTTCGGATTCGGCACCCAATGCTTGCCAGCCGAAAATATTGCCGTTTTATCTTCAACGGATCCAGGGTGCACGCCACCAGGTTGCCGAAAGAACTTCCATGCCCAGGCGCCTTTGCCCGGTTTTTCCTTTTCAGCCAGGCGATAATACCAGTGATCGTCATCCATCGGATTAGAACACATCCAAACACCGCGCCAGGTAGCACCACCATCGAGCTTCGACGGATAGCGACCGACGCGAGAGGTCAAAGCATCAATGATCGCTTTCGGGAGCTCGCGCACCTCATCGACAAACGCACCAGTGAGCTCGAGGCTCAAAACGCGGCGCGTGTCCCTGGGCTGATCCAGAGCAAGGAATATCACTTCACAATCAATCCCGGCAGCATCACCGCGAGGGGGCAACTGAATATGATGCGTGATAGGCGGCGACCAGCGCATTGCGCCCCATTTATTCTCGGGAAAGATCTCTTGCCAGGTCTTCAAGGTCGTCGTTCGGAGCTCGGGGTAACTGTTCCTGATGATCGCAAAGCGACTATGCCGGATCCCATCACGCGGCGAGGGTGCCTGTTTAACGGCGCGAAGAAAGATCTCGGCGCAACAGGCGTAGGATTTACCGCTGCCAACCGGACCCATGATACCGCGAACAAAATTATCACTGTTCAGGAAATCCCAGACGGTAGGGGACTGCGAGAAATCAAGATCAAACTCGGTCAGCGCATCGGTGGTCTGCTGATCGCGCTTCCGACGCGGGGATCTATCAGTCGATTTGCGACGAGCCATCATCGATATCCATTAATTCGATTTCCATACCCAGCGCCTCGACAATCTTTGCCAATTTTACATAGGTGATATTGTGCGTGTTGTATTCGAGGTTGCGAATTGTCGAGGGCGCGACATCCGCCTCCCAGGACAATTGCTCACGGGTCAGATTCTTCGACAGCCGTTTCTCCTTCACTGTCTCCGCTATCCACTGTTGTTCGTTGTTCATCAATCACCTCATACTTAGTAACCGCAGGGCCGCGCAGGTTGATCCCGATAACGCTTGGCTTGTTTTGATCCTGGACGCCATCGAGCATCCCGGTGTGTTTAGCCAGGAGACGCAGCGGCGCGATTTTGTCGTGCATCTCGACCTCGACGCTGGTGCCATTCCGGCCAGGGGTGACCTTCACCTTCTTGATTGCCTTTTTGACGCGCGAAGATAATTGGTCTGCGCTGGTCAGCGTCACTCNNCCTGTTTCGTCCCANAATAAAACGTCAGTGATTTCCGACGCTGCCAGCGCAGTGAGCTCCTGAGTGACCGCCTCACGCAGATTTTCATCGTTATCCTTCAGAGCAGCGCGAGCCTTACGGACGGATAGCTTGTCAGTCATTTTTTCTTCTTCGGGAAACCGGCCTTCATGTTTGAATATGCCTTTGCCGATACCGTTGATTTAGACTTAGGGCGGGAAGTTCCAGCCGCCTTGCGAGCATTCATGGCGGCGTACAAACCTTTTTTCTTTCCTGGCATTACGATTTTCCTTTGTTTCGGGTTGAGATTGCTTTGCCTTTGCTTACTGCGTCGGATTTCGAGGATGCGCCCCAGGCACGGAGGGAGAGCAGGAGGCGGGTCGGATTGCCTTTCGCATCACGCTCCGGGCCAGCCATTTTGCCCATGCGCTGCAAGAACGACGCACGGCGCGGATTGTCGCCGGATTTTACAGGAGCCTTTAGGGTGCCGCCTTTGTAACTGGCGCGGCCTTTGGCATTTAGACCGCCTTTAGGGTTCTGGCCGGCCTTACGGGTCCATGCTGGTGATTTAGCCATCTTTGTCGCCCTCACAAGGTGCCAAGGTCGTCCGTAACGCCTCAAGGTATAGGATAGCGTCCATCAGCTCCTCCTGCGCGTCCTGGAGCCACTGCGCGGAGGTTTTGGGATTGTCGGCCATGCTCATGCCGTAGTGCTTCATGCCCGTCGCGGATCGTGCCTCGAATTGATCGATGACGGCGTTGACGATTGGGTCGGCGCTCATTTGGCTAGATCCACTAAAATTTTATGTGAACCCCCCCAGAGTAAAAGGGCAGGGGTGGGGGGCAAGGGGTGGCCTCCTTTTTGCCGAGAGTGGCGGATTTCTGCGGTTTTCTGCATTTTTCTATATCCCATACGAACGTTTGGTTCTTGTAATACTAGGCCAAACCAGCCCAGGCAGCAACTTGTTCCAGGGTCAGCGGCGCGGATCTCCCGGCTTGTAGCGCCTCCCTGGTCATCTGGGTCGATACGTCCAGGATCCGCTCTGCGCTTACGTTAGAGGCATTGAGCTTGGCCGCTATCGACAGGTTCTGCTCGGCAATCCGGTGCTGGCCCGAGGCTCGAGCAACACCTGCAACAAATGCCTGGGCTATTGCGTGGGATCCATTATTCATCCCCCGGACCCCCTGTCCGTTAAGCCGGTCGAGTGTTGGCATCGGCTCATCTTTCGACACCTTTGCTCGAGGCGACCAGAACTGCTCCTTATTCGGCAGCTTGGTTTTGGCTCCCTCGAACAACACCTGGTATCGCGTCGTGGTCCAGTGGTGTCCGGTCTTCCTGGTGATCGGGTACGCTTTCGGTTTCAGCTTTCGGATGTATTCCAGTTTAATCAATCGCTGAACGTGCCGGCTGATCGTGTCCGGGTGGCGCTTCACGAACTGAGCCAGGGCAATGCGACTTGGCCAGGCTATTCCGTGGCCGTTAGTATGGACGCAGATCGCCATCAATACTCGGAGCGTCGTCATGTGCATGGTGTCGTCATCCACACATCGGAACGGCAGAACGCAATAACGCCTACCGTCCTCGTCAGAAGGGGATTTCGTCATCCAATGGCCTCCTGTCCCGGACGTCGCCGACTTCGCTCCCTGGGAACGCTTCCAGGGCGTTTACGAGCACATTGGGAATGAACTTGGCGAGATCCTCGAGCGGGAAGCTGGCGTCGGCCACATCGCGGAGCTCCATCAGCGATACATTCCCGTTATAGATCCCAATCGTCTTTCCGGTGCCAGGATGCTTCACAGTCCAAATCGTGTCAGGCAGAGATCGATGCCCTTCGCTCGTCGCCATCTCATCCAACTTTTCCCAGGCACGGATCATCCCGGCGCCGATGTCAGAGATCCGATCCTGGTCGCCGGACTCAATCGCCGCGTTGAACGCATCTCGCTGCTGATCGAATTTGGCCGTAATGAAATCCGATACGAGCCTCGGCAATCTCTCGACCCCCCATTTTGATTCCATCCTATTTGCGACTCTATCGACATCTGAAATTTCCACCATTTTAGAGACACCCAACCCGAGGAGGACAGACGGACGGACATCTATAGAGATGTCCTGTCCGTCCTCCACTCGGCAACTCGATGTCCTGTGTCCTCCACAATGTCCTCCAATGTCTAACCATCTGATATTCCTACATTCTTGGAGGACATTTGCGTTTGTCCGGCTCTGTCCTCTATGTCCGGCCCCATTTTTGCTATTTTCACGCTCCAGCACCTATTTTGGTCCTTTGCGGCGAGCTCTTTTGCTATCAATCCATCGACCCCACGCTTGAATGCCTTCTGCTGACTGTTCGCTTTTCCGCTCGAACTCGTCATGTCGTAAAACTCCTGGCGCCACTCATCCTCGCCGACCCATAGCCATGAGAAGTCACCCGACCGATGGCCGTGACGATCTACGGCTTTCACCAGGGCGTCATAAACGCGCTTCTCGTTGTCGGTCATCTTCGGGCAGCTTTCCCGCTGTCCTGTCCTGGTCAGCACCAGGCTCGTCTCAGGATCATCGAGCGCGTGTGCCTGGAACTCGACCTGATCCATCGCGAACCATTGCTCGGCGAGCTCCTCGTCATCCTTCTGCTTGTCCATTTTAACCTTGAGGAATTGATCATCGCGCTGCACCAGGAGCGAACTGTCCAGGGCGCCGAGTAGTGCCGAGCTACCCCGTAGCCCCTTATCGACTGCCTTGCCGGTGTGATGCACTGCCACAACCGCGCAATCGAAATACCGCTTGATCAGATCCATTGCCCTGATCGCTTCGCCCATAGGCCCTGCGTCGTTCTCATCGCCGCCAAAGCAACGCGCCAGGGTATCGAACACGACCGCCTGGACCTGTTGCCCTGCGCGTACCTGGTCGATGGTCTGGATCAGGTCATCAATGGCCTGGGTGCTGTTCAGGATCACCGCCTGGCCGATCACGTAGAACG